CAGTATGAGTCCGGTAGAAAAGCTATCAGTTACTATAAATGGAGAGATTCAACAGCATTTTTATGACTTTACTATAGTAGATGATCAACTTACAATTAGTAAAACTATGAATACTGGCGATATCATTGCAACTACCATTAAAATATAAACTCAGCAGTTAATTCTACCATAAATACTTGTATGGTAACGTATATAGGATATAGCACAGTAGGCACAACATACGGTAGTAAAACACTAACTGATGTTGATATTGCTCGAAGAGATTTATTAAATCATTTTTACACTCGCAGAGGAGAACGTGTACAAAATCCTACATTTGGAAGTATACTTCCGGATCTAGTATTTGAACCTCTTGATGCACAGACAGAGCAATTAGCAATCGACGACGTCGAAACAATAGTAAACAATGATCCACGATGGAAACCATTGGAAACACTACTAACAAAACCTGATGAGCATTCATTGAACATTAAGGTAAGGCTTGAGTATATCGATACAGGAACAGCAGAAGAATTGTTTCTAAATTTTATAGGTGAAGAATAATGGCACAAGGCGCAAGACAGAGTAGTTTATTTGCCGCAGAGGACTTTAGTGTAGCATACGAAAGTTTCAGCGAAGCAAACTTTCAAGCATATGATTTTGAAACCATAAGAAACGCTATGGTTGATTATATAAGCACAAACTATCCAGAAAACTTTAATGACTACATTAATAGCAGTGAATTTATAGCACTACTAGAACTTTTAGCATTTTTGGGACATAACTTAGCATTTAGAGCAGACTTAGCTAGCAGAGAAAATTATCTTAGCACAGCAGAACGTAGAGATAGCGCCTTGCGTATTGCTGAATTTTTAGGATACAAGCCAACTAGAAATGTTGTTGCAAACGGATATTTAAAAATTGACAGTGTAAAAACTGACGAAGCTGTGTTTGACACAAATGGCAATAGTCTAGCTAATAGTACTGTACAGTTTGAAGACTTAACTGATACCAACAGCTATCAAAACTTTCTATCCATTATGAACGCAATATTTCAAGCAAGTAGTCAATTTGGTTCACCTTATAGTAGTTTTAGTACTACTGGAGTTACCAACGAAATTTATAGAACAAATAGCACATCTAATACAGCTGAAAGAAACTTTTCAAACAAAGTTAATGGAGCACAAGCTAATTTTAGTTTTTATAGTCCAGAGTATAATAACACCACACAGACAGTAAACGAAAAAACACCTAACCCTTATGCAGTAGTTGACTTTTTGTACAAAAACGATAGTAGTGGTAATAGCAGTCCTAACACAGGTTTCTTTGTAGGATTTAAACAAGGACAACTAGAACACAAAGACTTTCAAATTACAGAAGGTCTACCAAATTTGGTATTAGATATTAATGCTGATAACGTAGCAAATGGAAATGTTTGGGTACAAACAATAGACGAAGTAGGTCAAATTCAAAAGAATTGGACACAAGTAGACAGACTATTTGGAAACGGAACATTGTTTAATGCAAAGAACAATGCTATTAGAGATATTTTTAGTGTTGCAAGTAGACAAGATGATCAAATTAGTGTTGTGTTTGCTGACGGCAATTTTGGAAATACTCCACGTGGGATTATTAGAGTATGGTATAGAACTGGACTTAATCAAACATACAGCTTAACTCCAGACAGTTTTAACACTACTAGTTTTACACTTAGATATATTGGATCAAACGGAAACACATACAGTGCAATGTTTAATGCAAGTTTAAAAACAAATGTTACAAATGCAAGTACAAGAGAAAGTGTAGCAAGTATTAAAGCTAACGCTCCTCGATTCTTTGCAACACAGGATAGAATGGTAACAGCAGAAGATTACAGCATTTTTCCTGTAACAGTAAGTGAAAACATTCGTAAAATTAAAAGTATTAATAGAGTACATAGTGGACACAGTAGATTCCGTGACATATATGATCCAACAGCAACTTATGCAGATGCAATACAATATACAGATGACGCTTACTTGTACGAAAATAATATAACAACTAGAAGTGTAATTAATTTACCTACTAACTTGTCAGGCGCAAGTATATTCAACAAACATATCAAACATCTCCTTGCTAATCCTGAAGTAAGTAATTTCTACTATAACAGACAAGGTTATAGTACTACAACACATGATGCACAAACAGATTTTTCAGATAGTACAAGTGGAATAACATACTTGGGTACATCTGATGCTAATACATTTCGTTGGACACAAGTAACAAAAGGCGCAAACGGATGTAGTGGTTACTTTACATTAAATTCAAATGTACAACGAGTAGGATTAACAGCTACAAACAGTTTGAAAAAAGCAGATCTCAATGGACTAGTGGAATTTATTAGTAGTCCTTATAAAGAAGGTTATATTAGTGTAGCTACTGTTACCAATGGAGGTAGCGGATATACTAGTACACCTACAGTAACAGTTATAGGAAAAGGATCCGGAGCAACAGCAACATGTACAGTAGCAAACGGTACAGTTACTAGTGTTGCAATTACCGATACCGGAAGCGGATATGATCAGAGTACAAATATATCATTTTCTAGCGGTGGTGGTACTGGAGCAAGTGCAGTAGCAACGATTGTTAACGCAGATATACAATGGGTTAAAATTGATAGAATTTATAAAGATGGACTCGGCGAAGATGATAGTACTGGTACACCATCAGGGATTGATAATACTGGAAAAGGCTCAGTAGTAATTAACGGTATTATACCAACTGGTGCAAGAGTTAAGCGTATTGTTCCTAAGATTGCAATAGATTTGACAGCTACAACTAGACAAAATGTTATTGATAAAATTGACAGTAGAAATAGTTTTGCATTAAGATATAGTGCAGAAAGTCAGCAGTGGATAATTATTGACAGTTCAAACTTGCCTGCAAATACTGCAACACTAAATGATCCTACTAACTGGAATAGACAGTTTGAAGGAGACGGATCAAGTACTGGAATAGATAACAGTTGGGTATTACGTTTTAACTATAGTGCGACCGAATGGGAAATGTTAGCAAGAAAAACACAGTTTGTATTAGGAAGTCCTAAAAAACTTAAATTTACAAACTTAAACTTTAATAGCTCGTTCAGTAGCGAAACACATAAACCTCTGAGAGATAATATTAAGATATTGAAAATTAATCCTAAGAGCAAAACAAATCCAGACCCAATGGGTATAGATTATAAGTTTAACGCATTTGGAACATTTACATATGCAGACGGATACACAGATCCTCATAATTTGAGAGTTAGTTTAGCTGACCCTGACAATGACGGATATCCTAATAACCCTGAAGCATTTAACCAGATAATAGCAAATCAAACTATAAATTTAGGCACAACCACAGTTGATGGATACGATTACAGTATAGTTGATAATACAAATGGAACTACACAGGTAAATGGAGCTTGTGATTTACATGTTCAGTATAACAGAATTGCTGACATTAATCAAGTGATTGATCCAAGTACCACAAATATCATTGACACTTATGTATTGTTAAACAGCTACAATACACAGTTTAGAACATGGGCACAATACGATGGTAGAATTGAAACTAAACCTACTCCACCAACTGTAAGTGAACTAGGAGAGTTGTTTGATAGCTTAAACGAAAAGAAAAGTATTAGTGATCAAGTTATATATCGACCTGTTAAGTATAAAATACTATTTGGAGATTTAGCAAGTGGAGAACTTCAAGCGAGATTTAATGTAACAAAAACTGTAAACAGTACACTTAGTGATACAGAAATACAACAGAGAGTTATTAATCTAATCTACTCTTATTTTAATATTGATAACTGGGACTTTGGCGAAGAGTTTTACTTTACTGAAATGGCAGCTTTCATACATAATAATATGATAGGTGAAATAAGTCAAATAACAATTAACCCAGTTAGTAGTATAGAAAATAACACTGCATTATTTGAGATAACTAGTGATAGCGATGAATTATTTTTACCTATATTAGCAAGTTCAAATATTGTTGTTACGAAAACACTAGCTGGAAATAGTACTACAATTTCACAAAACACTGGTACTAATGTAAGTGTAAGTGGCGGCACCGGAGGCGGTGGAAGCGGTGGCAGTGGAGGAGGCTATTAATGAGCGAACGTCAAGCAAAACCAATTGTAAAACCTTTATCCACTAGGCCCGGCGAATCTTTAGAGCATACAGGTTCTAGAGAAGTTACTAAGTTACTCCCAAGTATTTTACAGACTACAGTAAACAAACAGTTTTTTGATAGCACATTTGAACAACTAATGTCAAGTGGTAGTTTACAGCCTATTAGGAATATTGTTGGCAAGAAAACTGCCAATAGAGATATAACTGACGATTATCTAATAGATAACAGAAGCAATGATCCATATCAGTTTGCTCAAGGATTTGTTAATAGAAACGAAGATAAAACTGTTAGTGGAACATTAGCATATGACGATTTACTTAAATCATTGAAGTATAATGAAGTAGAAACTAACAATCATAATAGAGTTTTAAGTGAACTAGGATATACATTAGACTTACCAATTAACTATGACATGTTTGTAAATCACCAAAAGTATTTTTGGTTAGTAGATGTAATTCCTCCCTGTGAGATTAAAGGTAAACCAAATTTTAACATTGATATTGATGATGCAATAGGTGAAACAACATACACATACACAAATCTTTTTGACGGAAAAGACTTGACATTACAAGACGGAATGCGTATAGTATTCTCTCCAACAGATATTACAAGAAGAATTCAGACAGTAGTAGGCAATGCTACTTTTACAGCCGGCATGGCAAATGGTGCAGTAAGAGTAAAAGTATTTTTAGATAATGTACTACTAGCACCGTCAACTTATTCATACAACAATACAACTGGTGTTGTAACATTAAACACAGCACCAGCACTACAACAAGAAGTAGAGATACACACATACTATGCAACAAGTAATAGTGGAACAAATAATATTGAAGAAATCTACATTGTAGATAATGTAGGTCAACCCGGCGGTATTAAATTTACAAAACAATTTGATGCTGGAATTGCCGCAGGACAATATGGAAAAAGACAATGGGTAAATGTTACAGTTTATAATAACCAAGAGCCTAGCGGATTTGATGCAGACGATAGCAGTTTTGATTTCAGACCTTATGACCTTAGAGAACATAGATTAACAACAAGAGATTACCTAGTAGAGCAAAGATGTAGCACAGATCAAAGTGCATGGGCAAGAAGCAACTTGTGGATACACGAAGATGCGGCTCAAGCTATGCTTACATTTAGTGGATTAGATAGTTCTACATACTTGTTAGACAAGTGTAGA